TGTGGCCTTGCGATATACTCTAAGAAAAACTCATTACTAGGAGCATCATCCATGTTAAATTTAGTTAACCCATGCAAAGCTCCATTAGAACCACGCCCAACTACAGTTCCAGATATATCATATGAGTCGCAACCAAATGAGCCTATATGCTCATTCCCAGGATACTTGACCCCATTTTTATTTACTATCCTATTCTGCAACCCCTTGCTTGGTATCCAAGATACTAAAAATCTACCCCTTGGGTCAGGAGTCCATACTACTGTAGAGTCCTCAACTCCATCCCTCCAATGAAATGAGCCTTTTGTTAAATACCTTTCCTTTATAATACTGTCATTGTAGTCTATCTGCTGATATATTTTTGTTAGATTAAATATTGAAGACTTAGTCTCATCTCTAAAAGCATGCGACTCAGTTCTAGGAAACTGCCTATAAAATTCGTTCAAAGCATCAGGGTCATTCTTTAAGCTTTCCACCTCATTCTCCCAATACTCTATAGCGCCTTGGGGAATATATTCACCGTAAGAATCTACTATTAGTGAAGATGGTGTATATAAAACAGGCATGCCGTACCTATCTATAAAGCCTTCCATATTCCATTCCATGGGTATAAACAAACTATACATTCCGCTTTTCGTTTGTCCGTTAGAGTTTCTTTTAGAAGTATCTGAATCGTAATAAAGTTTTTTAAAGTTTTCACCACCCTTATCTAGTGCATTCGATGTAGAGCCCATCAAACATTTACCTATAATTCTTCTACCCAATCTAAGGCAAGTTTTTGTTACACGCCAATTGTTTAAAATATTATCTGGCTTATCCCATTTACCGCTCTCATCATGCACAAGAAGCAATAGTTTCTCACCGTCATAAGAGTTGTCTCCGGTGTTCTTCCAGTCAATAGTAGTATCTAATCCCTCAAAGACTATATCAGAAACAGAGTTCATATTTTTCTTTGTAATCTTAGATGCAGGGACACGATAAGCAAGCTCTGTCTTTGGTTTATCCATACCATCCTGTATAGGTTTAAAAAAGAATGGATAGTTGTTTGACATTGGCACTACTTTATCTGTAAACATCTTTTTGGCATCGCTACCTGTTTTAGATAGTATTCCAACTCTCGCATCTTTTGCAAGAGTTCCTGTATTAACACATTCTGATGATGACATAAAAGAAAATCCTGAGCGTCTTATTTTCAGGTATATCATACCAAAACACCTAGTGTCTGCCTTACAAGCCTCCCAATACAAAAAGAATATCCTGTTGGCCTCACGAAACTCTGGATGACCTACATCAATCTTTGTCCACTGAAGATACATGTAATGAGTTCCAGTTACATATATGGGCTTTCCGTTATTCATAAACCAAAGGCCATCATCTCTTCTATTGAATTCTTCTTCTATATAATCTACCCATTTGTCTTTAAACTCTTGAGCAGACTCGTGCCACTGAAATATAGTATTGATTCTGCTAAGCTCTTTGGGGTATTGCTGAACTTCCCAGTATTGTTCTGAATCTTGTTTATGTCTTGATAGTATTTTTCTTGGTCTTTTTGGAAGAGCTATCTTTAATCCGTTCACAGAAACAACACTATCTATTGTGCCATTTTTAGATATAACAACCACATCATATTTGTCGTCATATCCATACTTCCATGATTTAGCCCTATTCTTGTTTGTTATAACAGTCTTAGGTATATAATCATTAAGCTCCTCGTACAATTTATTTTGACCGTCTTTCTGCAAAGCCTGTTAGTTTAGTTTCTTTTTTACTAGTGCTCTTTCCCTCAAGCATGTTCCTTTCATTCTCAATTCTTGACAGAATCTCAAACGCATCAAATATAGTCAGCTTCTTTGTAGCTGCTGCATTTTTTAGTCTATCAGCCGCAAGCTCAGGAGATAAATCATCAAAATCTTTTTTGATAATACCTTCCTGCGCAACCTTGATTAATTCCTTTACAGCCATTTCACCAGCTTTTATAATATCTTCCTTAAGCTTTTTAACTTCCATATACAACAGCTATATCATTAACTTTCATTCTATATAAAAGCTCTCCATCAACATTAAACTCATATTCACTATGTGGAGTAAAAGATATTGTATCTCCTTCACAAACTCCTATGTCTTCTAGTTTGTTATTGTTATACTTAACCTCTCCAATGAGGGGATGATACTTACTCATAAGAAACATGTCATCTCCGTTATTCTCTATAGGAGAAACAAAACAGTAATCACCAACAGTATTCCATTTGTTTCCATCATGGTACATATAAAATTGGTTTTCCTCCAGAAAAAATGTGTTATCTTTTAAGAAGCTAAATCCGCTTCTCTCTTTCCCTTGCATGTCATAGTATATTTTAAATACATTGTGATGAACAACAAGTATATCTCCTACATTTATAGGACCATCGTATCCTGATGGACACTCAATAACTTTTGCGTATCTGTTTGATGCTTTGTGGTCTTCCTGTGAAGTGCTTGTAATAAAATCAATGTCGCCTATCTTCTTCACATTATCATACCGTCTACCGCCAACAGGCTCAACAATAAAATAAAATGGTGACTTCATTCAAAATTTATATTGTATTCTACAGAAATAGGCATGCTGGAGTTAAACTCTTTCCAAAGAAGAATCTCATTTTTTTTGTCAATCCAAACTTGAAAACTATTATTTTCCTTATTATACCGGATAAGGTGTATTGTATGTGAGTCATTAAGTATTTTTTGACCCACTATATAATGCATAGCACCAGACTTATAGTCAGGTCCTATAGATATTTTTCTTACATCCATTTTTATTTAATTTAAGTTTTAATTTACTATAGAGCAATACCTCCGCCGCCATCAGTAGGGTCAAAACTATTTTTTTCCCATGGCTTACCCCCTTCTAAAACTGGAGACTCTATTTCTTGTTTTTTAGTTAAGGCTTCTGAAGCAACGCTAGATTCTGTTTCGCCTACCGCCTCCGGTCCTAATTTGTCCTTAACCCATCCTATAACAATCTCTTCTGTTAAATTTTCATAAGGTATAAACTCTGGGCCAGCTGTTTCTTCAAACTCTTGTTTAAACACTTTCCTAGCATAACCAGAACCATCTTGCACTTCGTAGCATGATGAAACTTCTATAACAAATCCATCAGAAGTTTTATGTTCCATATCTAATACTTTCCAACTCATAATTTTTATTTAATTTTAAGACCAGGGTAGACCTGCGTTTGTGGGTAAATCTTCTATTTGTTCTTTTTTAATCGTTGCCTGCGCATCTACATATGTTTCCGCGTCTGTTACTACGGTAGGCCCTAGGTCTGCTTGGACTAAACCTATAACTTGAGATTCTGTTAAATCTGCATAAGGTGTAAGCGGAGCTGGCCCTACAACACCGGATAAAGTATTAGTAAATACTTTTCTAGCATAACCAACACCGTCTTGTCCTTGAGCTGCGGATATTACCACTAGCTTATCTTCGCTAGCGTTGTTTTCATATTCCATTGTTAATACCGTCCAAGTCGCCATATTTTTTTTATGTTAATCTAATTTGTACTACATTTCCGTTTCTATATAATCCTCCAACTGGTACTCCTCCTGCAGCTGCTGCTGTATCATCAGCATAACTTGCGCTTGATTGCAATACTGGTAAAACAATGTGACTACCAACTTTAGTTACTTCTATAGCGTTAGATTTCGATACGCTTGCTGTTCCATTACCTAAAACAAAAATAGAGTTCTGTGTAGGTACAGCATTGAATCTACCTAGTGTAATTGCATTTTCATCTTCTGATGTAAGTCCTTGGCCTAACACTATAGACTTAGGTTTACTATTAGTGGAGTTATTTGTTCCAGCTACAAAACTTGAAAAAGAAGCAGTTGTAATATTATTGCTATCTCCAAAAGCTGAGGCATATATAGAAGCTACTGAGTTATTTATACCCGCTGCAAAAGCTTGGTTTGCTGAAACCGTTAAGTTTTGACCCATAGCTACTGAAGCTTGGCCTGTAGATGAGTTTCCTTTACCAAAGTTTAGTGCCGCAGCGCCATTTGCAGTACCACCGCCAGACGCTTGAGTTATTTCAAACTTTGTTTGCCCATACCCAGATGTAATTTCAAATAACTTATGTCCGTTTGGAACTGAATAGTTTTGGTTTTGGTGCCTAACATCAAAAATTACAATACCTCTATATGAAGCTGTTGAGCTGTTGTTACTTACAGTATAATAAACACCACCTCCGTTTGTTGTATTAGCATCAAATTTATACCCAATAGAATTAAGAGTTGGGCTTGTTGACATGGTTATTCTAGAAGCTGTTGGGCTTGCTCCAGCTTGAAAAACGTTGCCATCTACATTTTCACTTAAAGCCTGGAAAAAATTATAATCATTTGTAGGTGTAGGTGGTGGAAAGTAGCCTACAAACCCGCCCACGTTAGAGTAAGCAGTATTCGCATATACAGAATCATTAAAATTTAATATACCCGTGGTGTTGCTTGCTGTTGCTCCAATATCATCAGCTTTACCTAGTCTTAAAGTTTTATCAGTAATAGCAACATTTGAATATCTTTCAGAAGAACTAGAGCGACCATCACCTAAAGCCACACTAGTGTTTGTGTCGATAATCGTATCTGAAGCAGTGTCTATAAAGTCACCTAATACTTTTATGTTATCAATGCTAGTAATGTTGTTTTCTCCTAATACAATGTTGTTTTCATTAGACACGCTGTTGCTTGCGCCAAAAACAAAAGAAGTTTGGCTGCCCGAAGCACCACCGCCACTTCCAACCAGCGTATTGTCTTTACCTCCTACAAAAGAATTTTCAGAAGGCGCTGTGTTTCTAGCGCCAATAGCAAAACTTCCTTTACCTGAAACATTATTGTCAATACCAAAAGCAGTTGTTCTTTCTCCAGAAGCTATGTTGCCATCACCTGCTGTAAATGAATATAAACCAGAGGCAACCGTTTGCCATCCTGATGCAAATGAATTGTTACCAGAAGCTATAGATTCAAAACCAAATTTAGCTGAGTTGTTTCCGCTAGCACTTCCATCATAACCAAATTTAGCAGCATTGTTCCCTGTTGCTGTACCACCAAAACCAGAAACAAAAGTATTTTTACCTTGCGCAACGCCTTTTTCACCAATAGCTACAGATGATTGCCCCTCAGCGATTGAATCTTGTCCCGAGGCAATACTATAGTTTCCTGTTGCTTTTGATTTATTACCAAACGCTGCAGATGCTAATGCCGATGCTTCAGTTAATAAACCGAACGCTGAGGACCCACCTCCAGATGCTAGTGTTATAAAGTTAGCAGCAAAAGAACCATTACCAAACGCCGTGGTTGAAGCACCTACTGACAATGCGTTTTCGCCGTTAGCAAAAGCTGTACCTCCCATGTTAAACGACGGTCCATTGTTCAGTATATCGCCTGAAGGCAATACAACACCGCCGCCTCCATCTTGTGTGATTGAAAATTTATGTGATGTTCCTGACTTTATCTTATACACATCACTTCCCGTTGGAGCTGTGTAATTATTGTTTTGATAACGAGCGTCTATTTGAAATATTGGATTAACAGCATCAGAATCTTGTGATGCCATAGAATCTCCAAGTGTGTTTGAATCAATCCATATTGGCAAAAAGTTTTCTGTACCACTTCCATCTATAACTCCACCTGGGAGTTCAATTATATTTCCAGAGGAATCTACTCCAAGGTTAAATGCTGGAGTGCCTGTTATAGCTCCGCTTCCGTATTGATTTAGCTGAACCGAACCTGTTGATTCTGTAAGTGTAATAGAAGTAGATTCAACAGTATTTCCGGTTGAACCAACAAATATTTTACCGGGTGATAAGTTAGGCACATCATTAGTTCTTCCAATAGTTGAAACTTCAATAGAGCCGTTGTTTGCATTGGAGCGAGCTATAGTACCTACATTTTGTATAAGATTACTCCCCGTTGGTTTTGTTATTGTTAACCCACCTCCAGGTGCTACATAAATAGTTTGCCCTACAGCTCCTAAAATAGCCGTGTTTAAATCGTTTAAATCTCCAGAAGATATAATGTAACCGATTGAGTTTAAATCATAGTCATCGTCAGCTAATCCAAAAGACGGCATGTGAGAAGCGTTAGAAGAATCGGCCCTAGAAACTTCAATTAATTCTTGACCTTGATTGTAACCTGTAATATAAACAGGCTCTCCTTTTAATACGTCTTCTTTAAATTTAACCTTTTGTACAACTTTTTCTGCTGCATATACAGGAGTCATTGACGAATCAGTCAACTTTTCGTTGATGTATGTAAATACTCCTGAAAACAAATATGTTTTTGTTGTATCTAAATCAGTTACATCTGTTCCTATTATATAGCTGCCATCAGCAGGATTTGCTAAAGGATATGCATTTTGGTTACTTATCTTCGACATTTTCTGTTATCTCTCCTGTTTTAATGTTTATAGTAACATTATCACCGTACTTTTTTATAAGCTCATCTTCCAAGGCTTTAAATTCAACCTGCAAAGCTGATAGCTTATGAAGCGACTGGTGCTTTTGAATTTCAATGTTAGCTATTGTTTCTTTAATCTGAGCAAAATCTGAGTTTGCTTTTGTGATTTGGTCTAATTCTGATTGTTCTATTTTTTTCATTGTATTAAATTTTAAGCAAAGATACTTATTTTTTCTTTCCCTTTTCCCAAGTTCTTCCAACAAAGTAAGCGCCGTATACAGTAATTAGTAATGTCTGGAAGATTGGAATGTATTCTTTTTGTATGCTAAATCCCCCAATGTTTCCATCAGTAAATGTCAATAGGGTAAACATAACCGTAAGAAATATTAGGGTAAGAGGTCTAATATTTTTTGAAAGAAACGAGTCTGATTGCATATCAAACTTCCAACGGTCTGTAACCTGTTGTTGTGCGTCTTTGTCAGCCTCCTCTAATAACTCTTGTATCTTTTGCTTAGCGTGTAACCTTTCTTCCTCAGTAGTTGTTAGTTTGTCTATAACACCACCAATATCTTTTATTAACCCTCCGGTAATTAGTTGTATTAGTTTTTTCATTAGTATGTCCAGATTACGCCTTGTGCTTTTGTTTGGTCTAGGTCAGCATGTATAAATGTTTTGGCTATTCCTATTCTGTTAAAGCCCTCATCCAAAAGGCAGTTAATTAAATCAAACCTATCTTGGCTATTTGTACAGGCTATATCTACTGCAAGTCCTTTAAGATGGCTGCTCCCACCATTACCATTTTCATCAGGTGTTTTGCCGCCTACTGCTTCGTTGTGGGCAGGTGTTCTAAAGCCACTTGTGATGTGTATGGGTTTGTCGAACTTATCTCTAACTTCATCTAGCATTTCTAGTAAAGTCTTATCCATCATCTGACCACTACCTTGAACATCAGGGCTATCAAACTCACTATAATTAAAGTATCTCACTTTTTCTTTTTTAACTCGTACCACTTTTGGGCTGTGTAGCCAATAGTGACCAATAATAAAAGTATCTTTAGGCTATCTTCTAATATATCCATTGTGCTAACTG